GTACATGTCAGAGCCGTTAAGTTCTTTACCGGTCATACCGTTGAAGATCATTGCTGCTCGACGCATACCCTCTTCGAAAGGTCCATACATGCGTTCTTTTTCTTCAGATCGCTTATTGACGATGTTGTTTGCTTCTTCTAGAATGTTAATTGACATATAAAAACGTTTATTACTTATACACTAAAACTTAAATTTGTTTAATTATATATAAGGATTTCTTTGGGTGCAGCACACGCACGCACCCTCAGATCCTCTTCTATCAAATAGATTACGCTAACTCAGCTGGCATGCCTACGTTGTAGAGCATCTGGCAATAAAATGGTAAAGCTTTAATATTGGTTGAGTCGGCTCTACTAATTGCTGCCATTAAATTATTATTAACTACTGCTTCTACAAAGCCACCACCTGGATGACCAACTTCCCATTTAGTACATAGAATCGATGTACCGATGTTAAGTACATGGTCTAATTCTGATTCAGAAAGTGATTCTAATCGATACGGATACTTTTCAAGATAAGATTTAACTTCTTCTTTAACGATTGCGATTTGTTCAAATGCTTCCATTTTTTTATTTGTTTAAGTGATTAATTTGTTTCATTATTGGGTTGATCAAGATCTTTTTTCCAAGATTTGTCCTTTTTATTGTATTTAGATTTGTCACCATGGTCCTTTTGAATCATCTTACGGCGAATCAAAGCAGCTAAATGCCTCTCATTGTAACCATCAATATCCTTATCTTTCTTATTCTTTTTCATCTCAAGTATAATTACTAGGCTAATATACGAAAAAAAGCCCACATAAAAAAATGTGGGCTCAATTATTTTCTAAAAAGTTACGAACAATTTTGGGTTTACCCGTGCTTTTTGACTATTTTTACCAATTCATCAAGCGATGCCTTAACATAATCACCAAAATCTGCGTGTAAGTCTTCGTCAGCATCTAGCGGTGCATAATCTTTCCACTCATTGTATTTAGCGATAAAAGCTTCACTTGCGTCGACGATCTTTTTAATATCTGACTTTGCGTAGTCTTTTCCATAATAACTATTTGGATCTACATCAAATCTTGCAGTCTCATCAGTAAAAGGATTTCTGATATCTGTACCTTGATAATCAAACGTGAACGCTTCAAATGTTTTTAAATGCTTCATTTTTCTTTTCTTCTTTTTATACTCTTCCTCTGCATCACCCCTACCTGCTGGAACATCTCCTGAACCAATAGTACCATTACCTGGTAAAACCACTGGGCCCATACCTGTCATGGCCGCTGGTGTAATATTTTCAGCTACTTCGGGTAAACCCTCGTGTTTAGTACTTGCAAAGTCTTTAAGCTGTTGAAGTGTCATTGAGTTAGCCAACTCTTTAACTTCAGCGCTGACTTCAGTGTCTTTTAACTCACCCTTTTTATAAGCGTAAGCCATACCCATTAGTCTTTGTTGTGCTTTACTTGTACTTGGCATCTTTTATTCTGCTCTTAGGTTTTTAACACCGTAAACTTCAGTTAGATCTTGAACCATGTCAGCAATAAGTTTAATATCTACTTCGCCTTCAGCATAATTAGATCCTCTGTGTTTAATACCGTATGCGTCACAAAAAGTTTCAGCGTCGTCACTGTCATTAAATCTAAATGAGATTTTGATAGTACTTTTAGCCTCGTTTACTGATTCGTCTTTAGCGGTAAAGCTTTCAAATAATTTAATGTGTTTCATGGTTATGCTTTTTTTAAATTGCTTCATATTCAGAATTATTCCACTCTCCTTTTGCAACTGAACCATGTACCATGAATGAAGATCTTGGCTCACCCTTTTTATAAGCGTAAGCCATTCCCATTAGTCTTTGTTGTGCAATTGAAGTACTCGGCATAATGTTCTATATTACCAAGCGTAATCAAACGTAGCAATTTTTGCTACTTCGTCTTTGATGTCCTTGGCGTATTTTTCCATTTCTCTTTTGTACCAGCTCTCAGATCCACCGTATCTAGTAACAGACTCTTCATCTTGTTTAACATAGGTCACATATCTATCATAGCTGTCAAGAATGCGGCTCATGTGATTAGAAGCGTCTCTAAGTTTTACAGTAGAACCTCTTTTGTTCTTACCGATTTCGATTTCACCGTATTCGTTCTTTACATTTTTAGCCAAACCATCTTTGATTTGCTCAGTTAAAGCGTCAATAGCATCTTTAACCATTGAGTCAAGTGGCATTGAAGCTGCTTTTTGTCTCAAGATAGTTTCGTATCTATTCATGTTCTCTTGTTTAAAGTCTTTATCTGACTTGAATGCAATTGCACCAGCTTTAGCAGCAGCTCTATCAGCTCTTAAATTAGCAGTAGAATATTTCTGTCTTAAAAGATCTAAATTAATAACGATAGCTCTATCAGCAACTTCAGAAATTCTCTTTACATTATAAAGACCTGTTGCGTCCCAACCTTTGTATTTTTTACCAATACCGATTGAATCACTTGGATTATTATCTACAGTTCTAAGCACTCTTTCTCTGTTTTTAGAAGAATAGTGTCCAGCCCAAGCATTATCGTAGAATTTATTGTCACCAGTAGTAACCGCTAATAGATAACCTCCACCTGGAATTGTTTTATTGTCATAATATGCATCATATGGTGCATGTGGGTTTGGCTTTTCGTTATCAGAAACATAGAATATGATAGAATTAGCATCTTTGTTTTTGTACGCTGTTGCTGGATCAGTAGTAATAATGTCTTCATCTTGTACTTTATCCATTGCAATTTTAGCAGTACCATAAAAAGCTTTGGCTAATTCTTTGTCAAATTTACCGTACTTATTGATAAATAGTGACGATAGGATCATTGATCCAAATGCTTCGTTAACTGATTCTGATTCATTGATAGCATTTACGAAATCGCTAAAGCTTTCAAATACAAAGTTATTTTTCATAATTTTATTTGTTTTATTTTCTTTTATTAAGATATATGCATTTTTATTAAGGAGTTTTTCCATATCCAATTCTGTTAAAGCCATGAAACTAGATTCTCCGTATTTTTTAGCCAATTTATCTGCTTGTTTGATGTCTATAATTCTAGACAATTGCTCATGATCTAGTGTAGCAATTCCAAATTCTCCAAACATCTCTTCAGCTTTAATATTAGCCTCTTTGAATGGTGTTACTGTTTCATTAACGGGTAAACCTAATCCTTTTAAAACTTTTTTACCCATATTAGATAATGATACTTCGTCCTCATTAATATTAAAAAGAACGCTATTTCTTCTTAACCATCTAGAAGAGTCGATTGACATTTCTTTAACGATTTTATCAAATTCTTGACGAGTAATTTTATTGTCCTTAATAGCTTCTAAAATAGTATTTCTGATAGCAGCTGATTTACCAACTTTGCGTTCAGGATACATTTCAGTATATTTTCTTTTGACAGTAATAAATCTTTCATATAATACCGATTCATCAGCTGCCCCGACCATTGCTATTTTACCATATTCACTATTTTTCATAGCATCAATTACATCGTCATATGATGAAAGTTTACCTTTTACATTTTCATCGTAGAAGTCGATTGATATTTCTCGACCAAACTCATCTTCAAGTTGAGCATGAACTTTAGGTGATACGATAAAAGTACCAATTGTACCTTCTTTGCCGACTTTTAAACCAGCCCAATGAATCGTAATTTGATCTCCTTTTGCTTCGTTAATATTCATGTTTTAATTATAATATTTTAATTATATATTCTTAATAAATTGGTCGAAGGTCATAATGCTCTTTGATTCAGCTACTACTCCCATTGAGTCCTCTAATTTGGACTTTAATTCACCATACATTGAATGAATTTCTTTAGGTGTTAATTTCTTAAATAGTTTTTCATCACCGTCTAACATTGCATTTCTAACTTGTGTAGCTGAGATGTTTTTGCCGGTTCTTGGAATTTCAAATAAACCAAAATCTGTTCTACAATTAAGATCTTCTCTATATTCAGGTTTATCAACTTGATATGAATACGTTTGTAATCTATCGGTTCCTGTACCCCATAAAACTGGTTCGTAACCATCAGCTCTCATTGTATTAAACATTAAGTCGATAGCACCTCTGTCAATAATATAAACCTTTTCGATAGGATAGCTACCTCTCAATTTGTTTAACATTTCCATTTGAGTCTCTTCATCATATGGTCTTGAGAATGCATCCTCTTTTTTCTTAGTTTTTGATTTAACTAAGAAGATCACAACTGGATAACCGTTCTGCTTATTAATAGTCTCTACTACTTTAGCATGACCGAGTGTAAAGGGTTGAAATCTGCCAACAAACATGTTGACTGGGGTTTTTGCTTGATCAGGATATTTAACACTAAGACCTTCTAAAATAGGAGATTCAGTGTATTGTAATTTTTGATTTAATAAATATGCTTTAAAATTCATGATGTCATTTTCATTTGTTTTAGCTAAAACAATATCCTCAATCGAGTCCACGATATTATTAATCTGTGTCATTAAATCTGTATTAATAATATCTGTTTCTTTGTTTCTTCTTTTTCTAAAACTGCCTAAAGCAATTTTAAATAATTCTGATAAAACTTTATTTTGAACTAAACTTATTGTTTTTTCATTTTTAATAAATGTAGTATTTAGTCTAAACATTTTATTATCTGAAAAATCAGCTGAATCAAAATTTGCACCAACATATTTATGTGCATGCTTCTCAACATATGCATTAAATAATCCGCAAATTAGTTCAATATATCTTAAGTCCGCCTCTTGCTCTTCTAATTTAATTGACTTAAGATCAAATCCTCCTATAAATTCTACTAAGTCCAATATGGAAATTTGGTACATATCAGAAGGTTGTCTTTCTTCTTGTTGAATTCTATCAAATCTTTCTAATTTAAAACTTTTTGGTGTTTTACCCTCATAGAAGTTTACAATAAGTCCATCTATTTCTTTGTCCAATGATGAGTTTAATGCCGGATTGGTTAAACCATTATTAAAAATATTGTAAATCTGTCTAGTAAAAGATTGATCTTTAAATTTTTCAGAGAATGCATTATTTGACATCTGTAGCAATCTTACTAAATCGTCCTTTTGATTAGATTGTAATTTACCTTGAAAAACTACAGGCGGTCTTTGAACACCCAACATATCTGCCCATTTATTTAAAACCTGAGGATCTCTAATTACTTTCTTAATTTGAAGAAGATCATTGGGATTTAATATTTGAATGTGCGTTAATATTAAATTGTTTTTAGGTAAAACATCGTACTCGATTTCTACCGTTTTATTATCTACCATGTAGTCGAATCCGAATTTCCAATCCGATGGCATTTCTTCTTTTATGTCCTTTAAAATTGTACCGAAATATTTAATTGCGTTCTCATAATATTTAACCATAGTTCTATCTACTCTATCCATAGAATATTTAGAACCGCTTTTAAAATATTCAAAGCCAGTATCTGTTTTTCTAACGTGAAAACTAGAAGCCTGTATTTTTTCGGTTACAACACAAGGTAGCTCTAACATTGATATAAAATCATTAATGTTAGTAGATTGAAAATAGGTTCTTAAATTTTGTAGAGCCATAGTTGTTGTTTTATCTGCCGTATTTAATAATACCCATCAGCTGATTAATTGCAGCAAATGTTCCTGTTAATTTAAATGTCTTACCTTTGTATACGAAAACCAAACCTTCGGTTGGAATAATAGATTCAATGCCACCGATTCTTTCAAGTCTAGCTAATTCAGCCTCAACTTTTTCGATTTGCTTGATGTCTCCGCCCTTTTTGATTTTGTCTGCTTCTGTTCTAATTTGATTGTGTAATCTCTGCATTTCTGCATCTGGATTGGCAGCAACAAAGTTACTAGCATTCTTTAAGATCACTGAACCAAGTTCTAAGAATAGATCTTCAAATGGTCTAATGTTTTCTTTGTATTTTTTCTTAACGTCTTCTTTGTCAAATTTCTTAACAGCATCCATTTGCTCTGGAGTTACCTGTTTTGCCAAGGCTCTCATATCAAGTGACTTTTTGTCATCATATGCCCATCTAAGTAAAAGACCTTCTTTAATATCTTGTGATAGATCAGCAAAATTTTGATCAATTTGCTCTCTCCACCACATTTCATGATATCTTGATACTTCATCCTCATCTGTTAAATTATATCTAGAACGTAAAGCTTCAACTTGTTTTAAAAACTTGTCTTTGTTCTGATCAAAATTAACGTCTTTAGTTAACTTAATAATTTGAGGTGGAATAATGGTAAAGGTTTTACCAATATTAGCCTTAACAGATTCGAGCGCTTTTGCAATTGAAGATGCGGGTTTGTTATCTTCTCCGATAATATTACCTTGACCGTCTGTTATTTTAATACCGTGAAATTGAATAATATCTCTATCATAATAGATCACATTTGGGTTTTTAGAGTAGATCAATTCCATGTTCATGAAATTTTTACCGTTATCGAAAACCTCAAGATCTTTGGGAGATAGTTTAAGTAGAGAATTAGCTAGATCTTCTGCCGCCAATTTAAACGTTTCTTCTACCATTGGGCTAGCGTGACCATCGAACTTTTGCTTGAATGAATCCAAGTCCATTGGCGTAATAAGTTCAGTTTTGTTTCTCGCAAATTTAACTTGACCATCTTGTACAGTGGCAAAAACATTTTGACCATCTGTTTTTTCTGTAGGATCCTCTTCAAAATTAAGTTCTCCACTGAGACCAGCTTCGATTAATTTTTTAAAATCACCAAACGTTAATGATCTATCGTCAAATGGGTGAGACATGTGACCTGCTGCACCACCCTCTAGAATTAAATCTTCATGTAGGTTAGTGTGTAACATTTCTGTTACGAAGTCTTCGAACTTATTATAAATTATCATAAGATATGTATCTTGTTTTTAATTATGCACCTAATGAACTGGTCAACATACCAACTGCTACGCCATAATCTCCTTTAGATTTTGCCAAGATACCGTCTGCAACTTGTTTAGCTTTTACTTCATCAAATTTATCTCCGAAAGCTTTTTTCAAAACAGTCATTGCATATTCTACGAATTCTTCATCAGAATTAACTTCAGCTTCATTAATTGATCTAACTTTTAAATTAATTGAACATGTTTCTGCTCCTTCTTCGATATATTCTGCCAAATCTGGATCAGCCCAACCAAACTCTTCGTCTGCCAATACTTTTTCTAAATCTTTTCTAGAACCTTGCATTGTGATAACTGGGTGACCTCCACCTGGACCGTCCATTACTTTATTGACAATAGTAACCTTATGTTTCTTTAAGAATTTCAAGAAGTCTTTGTCGTCTGGATCCATTGCGTCCATTTCTACAGTTGCTTCATTAACTTTGCTTTCATTGAACATAACGTTAAATGCATTGATCAAAGATTGACCCATAGCTTCTTGTCTGATTTGCTCTAAATAAAGAGCAGTACCTTCAACGATAGCTATACCTCTCCAACTAGCTGCTGAAGAAATATCTGTGTAGTATTGATCAAGAACTCTCTTAACTGTCGTAGCGCCGATTTTGATGTAATAACCACCTAAACCTGGCATCTTAACTTCAAAAGTACCGATATTTCCTTTGATATTCTTTGAGATTTCAAAACCTTCTCTACCAAAGTTAGCATCTTCCATTGCCATTTCAAACAAATATTTGATAGCACCTAACATACTTTCTGGTGACATAGCATTAAAGTCTACCAATCTTTTAGCAAACAAATTATTATAAACGGTAACTACTTTTTTAGCATCTCTTTTACCCTCTACTTGAATAGCTTCAGTAATTTTTAATGATTCAGCTGCCATACCGTAACATTCAGTAAATTCATCGATATCTAAGCCATAATGCTCTACAACATCCATAATTTCTAATGGAAAATCCATCTCATCATTTCTCATTGATTTTCTAAGCCCTGTTACTTTATCATAATTATCGTAAACAAAGCTGGCAACATCCATGCAAGATGGTTTATCACCTAATTGTGAAATACACCAATCTAATCCTTTTGCTTTACCTTCGTTAATTTGAATAGCTTCGTTAATGATAGATTCAAATAGACCTTTTTCAATTTTTACAATATCACCTGGCTTTGGTAATTTTTTGTAGAACTTTAACCATTTTTCTTCTGGCATTTGACCAATCATACTGATCATATCTGTAAACTCTTTAGGCGCCTTCATTTCTTTTGTAGTGTCTGCGATTTGAGAGAATGAAAAATCCCAACCGGTCTCAACCGCAACAATAAACAATTCTGTTTTTTTTGTGTTTACGGCATAGGATACGTATATTCCTTCCATATCCTTAGCTGTACGACCTCTTTCATTGATCTCAACAGATTCAAATGCTGGAACCAATTCATCGTAGCCATTACCATAAATATCGGCCATTAACCATTGCTTGTTGGCTTCGTCCCAAAGGTAAACGAATTCTGCACCGCCATTATTAGCTACATCTCTCAAATATTTAGAAATGTTAGTGATTGAACCTTTTGAAGGTGTCATTGCATTTTTATCTCCGTAGAAATTCATTTTATCTACAGAAACCTCTAGACCAGAATTATCACCTTTAGCAATTACATCATCTACGTTTTTACCGTCTTTGTAACCTTTTTTGATCAAAGGTAACATGTTCTCTGGGTAAGAATCATAGTGAGTATAAACGGAAACAATATTTCCTTTTTTATCAATCTTACCAAATTGACCTCTTGTGCCTTCTTCGATTAAAGTTAACGATTCATTAAGCTCAGCATTTCTTAATTTTGTAAAGAATTCTGATCTTTGTTCTTCTGTAAGCTCTTTAATAGAAGTTACTTTAAATTCTGACAAAAGACTTTTAAATGCTTCTGCTGAATTATTTCTTTTTGCACCAGCTTCTTCTTCTAATTTTCTAGTTTGAGAAATTTTAGCTTCGGTCGCAAATTGTTCAAATGATTTTAATTTTTGCATAATATTGTTTTTTGTTTTTATTGCGTTATTATTTTATTATATATCTCCTTCAAAATCTACATTTTTAATATCATATTGGAACTTTTGTTCTCTGTAGATGCGCTGACGTTCCTTAGCGTGTCTAATTAAATAATTATCCCAATCGGGTGCACTTAAGTCGTCAACGAAATCAATAATGTTTACTGATTCTTTTGAGCTATGTTGTCTAAGTCCTCTACCGATAGATTGACGAATGATCACTTCCGATTTAAAAGATTCTGTAAAGAATATGTTATGAATTTTTTTGATCGATATACCGGTTGAAAAAGTACCGTACGATGCAACGATGACGACTTCTTCTCCTGCTTCCATCTTTTTCTTATACTCTTCGCGAATATCTTTGTCTGTTCCTCCATCGACATAATATATGATTTTATCACTTTCTCTTCTAAGTTTTTCATATATCTTTTGACCATGTTCAATGCGGTGGAAAAGTACCAGGGAATTGCCGCGTACTCTGGAAATAATGTTGCAAATAAAGTTAAGGCGACCTGGCGAATTAATGACATAATTCTGTTCAAATTTGAATACATCTTTACTTTCGTATCTATTTTGTGACATTTCTCTGAAAGCATCCTTTGTTGACTGTGGTGCATAATTCATTTGTATGACCTTTACTTTACAGCCAGCAATATGTCCTTCGTTTTGTAAATAATTAGCACTGATTTCAGTGATCAATGGCCCAGTGTATGCCATTAGAGTTAATCTGTCTAATGTACCGGGTTTTGGTATTGTACCCGATAATCCATATTTATAATCGGCATTAACACACTTTTGTAAAATAGTTTTGATTGATGCTGATTTTGCTTTATGAGTTTCATCAACAATTACTGCGTCGAACTGTGAGAAATACTCTTTTTCTTTTTTAACCAATGATTGATATGTACCAACAACAATATTTCTACCTGGTCTAATTTCTTGTCCAGAATAAATTTGTTGCACTTTCATATCAACTTGGTTTCTGTAATTATATTCTAAAAAATCTTCACTGGCTTGTACAACAAGTGATACATTGGGTACAATAAAAAGAATTTTTTTGGCTTTTTGGTGTTCTAATAAGTATGCCACCGTTAAGAAAGATATAAGTGTTTTACCGGCTGAAGTTGCCAATTCACTTAAACATCTTTTAAATTTTAAGATGTTATATGCTGCTTCAATTTGATAATCTCTTGGAGTGATCTGAGATTTTTCAAAAAAGTCTAGAGCCCACTGAGTAAATTTTTCTTGACTAATATTTGTATCAAAAAGTTCTGTAATACCATTAAGCTTAAATTCAAATTTGTAATCTTTACAAATACCCATTACTTCGCGCCACAGACCAGAAGGAATCCATTTGTCATCCTTAATATATGAAACATATCCATCCCATAGGCCCTTTTTGACCAGTGGGTTGAAACGCCAAGACTCAATTCTCTTGTTTAAAGAGATATTGAGTTGTTCTAATTCTAAATCAGTTGCTCTATCAATACTAAGCAACTGTTTGTTTTCAGTTAAACTAAGCTCCACATTGTTAGAGCATTTTTATTTACCGTTATAGATCTTTTAATGCAAGTCTATTTCGGATGGCAAAGCCCATGTTATCTAGGGTTTTTACCGAGTCTCTAAAGAATTCCACTTGGTTTTCTAAATGAGACAATATCATATTTTCGTCGGCTAAATCAATTTCAATAAATTTTTCTTTTTGTTTTTCGCCTAACTTATAATCGTATTCATAGTATCTGATATAGGCTTCTCTATATCTAGTGTTTACTTTATTCTTTTGCTCCTTAACTTTCATATTAAGATATGACATTTGTTCAACGAGCGTTTGTCTAGCAGAAAGCACTTCGGCAATAGTTTCTTCTAATCTATTAAGATTTCTCAAACTATCTGCTAGTTGTTTTATGTTGTTTGTCCATTCGGTTCTTTGACCGCTAAGCTTTTTATCTAAAGCCAATATATTCTCTTTACTCATTTTAAAATAGTGATTTCTTGTTAGAACTTGGCTTGATATACGTAGAGGTTTTTTCTCTTTTCTTAAACTTAGGTTCTGGCATTTTGATTTCTGGGGACGAAACACTAAGATCTAATGGTTTGAAATCTATTAAAAGTTTCATACCTTTAAATCTATCACTGTCCTTTTGGAACTCATCAAAATTGTCTTCAACCATGTATGTAATGTCTTCTATACGTACCATAAATCTAATTGACTTGAAGTGAAATATTGATCGATCTTTTTATGAGCATCGATTTTAAGCTCAAAACATTTCAATATCAAGTCATTTAAATCTTTGATATTATATTTATCTAATCCATTTTCTTTAAGAAATTTAGACCACATAAACACTGGTCTACCCTTTTTAAGTTTCTCTGCCATCTTCTTTTTACCGGTAACATCATTATCAAACATGTATCTAACTGTGGGTATTTCATCAAAATCATCAGTAGATCTACCAGCGGTTGCAAGTGCGAGGGAATTTGCCATAAATTTAGCATCTAGTGGTCCTTCGAACATAGTGATAGTTCTTTGAAAATTAAGTTGCATTATACCAAATAGTGTTGAGATTTTGGTAAGACTATTTAGTTCTTCGTTCGAAAGTTCTAGTGGCTTACCCATTTCTTCATACAATTTTGGTAAATCATATGTTAAATACCTTTGACCATATCCTTTCATTCTACGTGTTTGTGCACCAATAATTTTATTATCAGTGCTAAAATTCAGGATCCATAGACGATGCTCTTTTTCTGAATATAAAAAATCTTCAGCTCTATTGTGCAATAATCTAGCCTTTAATTGAAACCATATCCAATCACCGGGTTCAATAGATTTTGCTTTAAAGTGTTTCTTAAAGTCTTCTATTTCAATGGCTAATTCATGAACTGATTCTAATGCTTGGTGTTTTAAAACAGATTCTTGATTGACTTGTATTTTATTTTGTTGAATATAGTCGATCACAACAAATGAATCATCAGATGTTGCCATTTTAACACCATGATCCTTTAAAAAAGAATGAAGATTAGTGTGATATCCGCAGTTATAGCAGTGATATTGTAGAGTGTCCCAAAAAATGTTACCTCTTTTCTTGGTGTCATCTGAATAGGAATCGCCACAATAGGGACATGCACAGGTTATTCGCCCATGCATGTCCTTTAGTAGCTTCTTATTAGGTTCAGGATGTTTTTCAGATACTACTTGTTTAAGAGCATATCTAATTTTATCCTTTAACTCGTCAGTAAGTTGTATATTAGATGTCGAGGTCATTCAAAAAAGAATCTAAATCATCATCACTTGTTACGTTTGAAGAAGTTGATTCTGTTTTTGCTGGTGCATCCGCTACTTTTTCAGCCACTGCTGTTGCAGATTGTGCTGATTTTTTAGGAGCACTTGAAGTGATCTCAGCGATAGAATCGCCAGGGTTGAGATACATTCTCAATACATCATTTACGAATGTGCGAGTTGGCTCGTCCCAAGCTTGATAGTCATAACTCTTCAAAGAAGGTGCTGTTTCCAATTCCGCTTTAATAGCAGCCATTGATTCTGAGTTACGCTCTGCTGGAGTATCACCCATAATAATTGCTGATTTGCTAGCTGAAAACTTAGACTTATCATAGTTGTTGTAATCGCCTTGACGCGTAATGATTAATTCAAAGTTTTTACCTTCAAAAAGGTCAAATACTTGTGTTGGTTCACCAAAGTCTGGTTTCAATTCTGCGTCAATCTTCTCTTTGATTTTGTAACCAAACTTAAATACTTTGTAAGTACCTTCTAGTTCTGGGTTTTGAGGATCTTTAATGATCTTAATCAAAGCATAATACTGTTGACGTCTTTTCAATTTCTCTGAAGCCTTACGGTCTACAGCAGAATCTGATTTACGAAGTTTCCAAAATACATCTGCAATTGGACATTTCTCACCAACGGTAGATGGACTATCAACTAGTTTACCATCACCACTTGAGTTTGTCAACCAATGTACATACTTTTGGATTAGGGAATTACGAGGGTTTTCTGGATTAGGAACAAAACGAATAAGCGCTTTGTAAGTTCCGTCTTTACCGTCGTCTGCGGTTGGTTTGTACACTTCATTTGAAGCTGTACTTGATGTGGGCTGATGCGTTTCTACGTCTTCTACGCCCAAGTTAAAAATGTCAAAATTTTCACTCATGATACCTTAAATTTGTTTAAATTGTTAAATTGTTAAATTGTTAATTACTTGAAATTACTTTCAGTCCTTATAATCGTAACCCAATAAAAGTTTCAAATTAAGATTCAATTAATCCTAGAATACAGTTTTCGTTTTCTTGCCACTTGCCGTCCTCAAGCTTAGTCAGCCCTGATTTGTGAAGTAGGTCTTCGCGCTCTGCATTAGAGATTTGACCGTTTCTCACCATTTTAACAAGAACGTCATTCAAGCGAAAGAAGTCGATAGTTACTAGAGTTCTGGGATGCATTTCGTCTAAATTGATCATTATATTGTGTTACTATATTATATATCCGACTTCTCTTTTGTTTCATAAAAATATTTTTTTTAATTTTTTGAAACAGTTTTTTCAAACGTGCATATAATAAATGTCTTTAAGCCAGAGGAAAGATTAGGTGGTGGGGTTTGAAACGTATGCAACCAAGAAATAGGCATCTACTAGGTCATCTAAAGGTTTTGGGATCTTTTTCCCAACTTCAAGATCTTTTACAATTTTCCATAGGGGACTTTTAGCCAAGATCGGGTCATCGTTCACGTTTCTTTGAAAACAATCAAACAATTGGAGTTTATTCATATTACCCTTGCCAGCAAACTTCTTAATGGTGGTTGGAGCCACAGTCAAGATGTCATCGGGATTTAAGGTCTTTAAGAGTTTGAGTTTTAAGATTGCTGCACCTGCTGCCATGTCAATCATGTTGTTGGTTCCACCATTAGAACCGTATGAGGTACCTTCGAAAGCAATTACAAATCCATCGCCAGCAAAACTATGTTGCAAGACAAGATTTATGATCTCATCTGCCATTCTATCATATCGCTTTACTTTAAGAAGCTCTGCACTAGAAAAAGTTTCGTTGTTAGTAAAATCTGGTTGATTAACTAGAGTGACATCCTTTAATAAAGCAATGTCTTCTTGGAGTTTTTGTTCTATCTTTGTACCGGTATTAGGTTTGATATAACTGATAAAGTGATAAGCTTTACTTTTATCATTATAGATACAAATTCCAGGGGAATTAAGAGAAAAGTCTACTGCTAAAAAATTCATTTAGATTCTTTTACCAAGACTAGCGCCTAATGCAGCTCCAACTAGTCTTGAAGTTAATAAATCGTAGAAAATACCTTTTTCAACACCTAATACCCTAGCGATCATTACGCCGACTGATTTACCAAGTGCAAAACCGGTTAAACCACCAATAATTGAGCCCAATAAACCCTCATTGGTTACTTCTTCATTAAGTCTTTCAAGATCATATGTACCGTCTTCTCTTCTATATTCAGCTTCGAATAAATCTAAAGCTTCATTGATTTTAGCTTCTAATTCGGGTGTCCACTCTTCTTGTAAACCCTCATTAATAAGCTTCATATCATTTTCTGTGATACTATTCTCAAGTAAATATTTATTAAATGTTTTCATATGGTATATATTGTTTTATTCTTGTAAATTATTTAAAGCTAGCAACCACGGTAATCCAATCATCTTGATAATCTCCAGTTTGATCCGATGTTATCTTTTTAGGATTTAATCTTTTATTACCCAAGAAGTTTTTAACCCATCTTTCTCCAGACCTTTGATCTGTATTTTTAAATTCAAATGATAAAGAATTTTCCCAATACATAATAGTATCTGGCACACCGTCTTTGGGATATTTGCCGCCTCTATTTTGATAATCATTGGTTTCTAGAGACTTTAAAATATCTTCTAACTTTACAGTTTCCTCTTTTTTAGAGTCACTCTTTTTATTTAAACTACCTTTTGATTTCCACTCTAAGAATTCTTGGTCTTTATTAATTCTGTCAATAACCTCTTGATAAAAATTGCCTAAGACCATTTTAGATTCTCTTCTTAATTTACTAACTTGTGAAGAGTCTAATTCCAAGTATGTGTAAAATGCCAATGAGCTTTCAACTTTAGTCCAATATTTTGGATCTAAAAGTTTTTTAGCAGTACTTAAAGAAACAACATATCTCCATTTAGTATCTGGATCGCTATCACTAGATTTACCGCCATAAGGTCTAATAAAACCTTCTTCTGTACCATAACTACCTGCACTTATAGAACCCATATTTTCACCAAAAATAACATATCCATTCAATACTTGTTGATCACTAAAAAGTTTT